ACTCCGTTGGACTACACCGAGTTCGACCAAGATTTGCCGGATGAGGACGGTGAAATCGAGATCGAGATTGTGAATCCAGATGCAGTTGCCATAAGCGATGACGAAGAGGCACTCATTCTCGATTTCACGGGCGAAGTGACCGAGGAACTCGTAGGACCCGAGCACGACTCGAATCTCGCGGAGTTCATCGACGACGATACACTGCGCTCAATGGCCTCAGAGCTAGTCGAAGACTTCGACGCGGATCGGCAGTCGCGAAAAGAGTGGGCTACAGCCTATGTAAAAGGACTCGATCTTCTCGGTATGAAGATTGAGGACCGCGATCAGCCGTGGCAAGGCGCCTCCGGTGTATTCCACCCGATGCTTACAGAAGCGGTTGTGCGTTTTCAGGCGCAGGCTATGGGGGAGATCTTTCCTGCCTCCGGTCCCGCGCGGAGTAAGATTGTCGGTAAAATGACTCCGGAGAAGACCGCGCAGGCCGAGCGCGTGCAGAACGAGTTGAACTATCAGCTCACCGAAGCCATGCCTGAATACCGTGATGAGCTGGAGCAGATGCTGTTCCGTCTGCCGCTGGCGGGCTCTGCATTCAAGAAAATCTACTACGATCCCATCTTCGAGCGCCCTGCGGCTATGTTTGTCCCGGCAGAAGATTTCGTCGTGTCCTACGGTGCCTCGGACCTTATGGCCTGTGAGCGCTATACGCACGTCATGAAGAAGTCCTCCATCGAGGTCATGAAACTACAAGCGGCGGGGTTTTATCGCGATGTAGAGCTGCCTGCGCCGGCACCGGATATTTCGGACATCCAAGCCAAGTATGACGAGCTGAGCGGTGAAGAAGCTGTCGTCGAGGACGACGACCGGCACACTATCCTTGAGATGCATGTGACTCTGAACATGCCCGAGGAGTTTGATGATCCCGAGGGGCTGCCTCGCCCCTATATTGTGACTATCGACAAATCGTCGCTCACCGTGTTGGCGATCCGCCGCAACTGGTTGGAGGACGACCCCAAGAAACACAAGCGGATGCACTTCGTGCACTACCGGTACCTGCCCGGTATGGGGTTCTATGGCACTGGGCTCATTCACCTCATCGGAGGGCTTGCGAAATCTGCGACGTCTATTCTGCGTCAGCTTGTTGATGCCGGGACTCTGTCGAACCTCCCTGCGGGGCTCAAGGCCAAGGGCATGCGGATCGTTGGGGATAACACACCGCTTATGCCGGGTGAATGGCGAGATGTGGACGTGCCGGGCGGCACACTACGAGAATCTCTCTTCCCGCTACCCTACAAAGAACCGTCGGGGGTGCTGTACCAGCTGCTGGGGAATATCGTCGAGGAGGGCCGGCGCATCGGTTCGGTGGCCGACGTGCAGGTTGGGAATATGAACCCCGAGGCTCCGGTGGGCACGACACTTGCGCTTCTTGAACGGTCGATGAAGGTGATGAGCGGTGTGCAGGCCCGCCTGCACGCGGCGATGCGCCGAGAACTCCGACTGATTGCGGCGATTATCCGTGACTTCATGCCGGAGGAGTACGACTACGACGTCGAGCGGGACGGCAACTTCAACCGACGCAGCGATTTTGATTCGCGGGTAGACGTGATTCCTGTGTCTGACCCCAATGCGGCAACGATGGCCCAGCGGGTCGTGCAGTATCAGGCCGCGCTTCAGCTCGCGCAGCAAGCGCCTCAACTCTATGATCTTGGTAAACTTCACCGGCAGATGCTGGAGGTGCTTGGCATCCAAGACGCCGACGACATCATCAAGTTGCCCGAGGATATCAAACCGAAAGACCCCGTCACCGAGAACATGGCTATCCTGAAGCAAGAGCCGGTGAAGGTGTTCGCATATCAAGACCACGCAGCCCACCTGCAGGTCCACATGGCGGCGATGCAGGACCCGAAACTGCAGCAGATTGTGGGGCAGTCGCCGTTTGCGGCTGCTATCGGGAACGCCATGGCGGCACACATTACAGAACACGTTGCCATGCAGTACAGGACTGACATCCAGAAACAGCTTGGTGTGGAACTTCCGGACCCCGAGGCTCCGCTGCCCGAGGATGTGGAGCGCGAGGTATCGCGCCTCGCCGCCGCTGCCGCTACTAAGCTCCTGCAGAAGGATCAGATGGAGGCTCGCCAGCAGCAGGCCCAGAAAGAAGCCCAAGATCCGCTCAACATCATCCAGCGCAAAGAGCTGGAGCTCAAAGAGCGCGAGCTGGTGTTGAAGGAGAAAGAAGCACAACACGATGCGCTGCTGGACCTTGAAAAGCTCATGCTCGAGGAGAAGGTCAAGCTTGGGAATATCGGAGTCCAAGAAGAGCGCATTGCTGCTGAAGATCGTCGCGCCGGAGCCCAAATCGGTAAGGACATCGTGTCTCAGCTCGTGAAAGAGGCGACGCAATCACGCCAGAAAGGCGCAGAACTCGGCATGCGTGCCGCAGAGTCTATGATGAGAGGAGGCCAGAATGGACCCACTGACGCTACTAAAGGATAAACTAAACGGCAGCCGACAGGCAATTGGCGAGTTTCTCTTGTCAGGCGGCGCCCGCGACTACGAGGCGTATATTCGCGCCACTGCGCGCGCGGCTACGCTTGACAGCGTTATCCAAGAGATTGAGGACATCGAGCGGCGTTATCTCGAGTCTTAAACTATCCGGGCACTCCGGTGACGGCATCAGCGGGCCGAGATCGCTGCAAACGAGGTAGGGTTATGTACCAGCCATCGCAACTAGACGAGAAGATCACTAACAAGCTACCTGAGCCATCCGGCTACAAGCTGTTGATCGCAATGCTTGAGACGAGCGAGAAGACCGAGGGCGGGCTCTATATGCCCGACACGCTAAAATCCATGGAGGATACCGCGTCTATTATCGGGTTCGTGCTTAAAGCCGGACCGGACGCGTATACCGACACCGCCAAGTTTCCGACAGGTGCGTACTGTAAGGAGGGGGATTTTGTGATCTTCCGTTCCTATTCTGGCACGCGCTTCAAGATTGGGGACAAAGAGTTTCGGCTTATCAACGATGATACGGTCGAGGCAGTGGTTGATGATCCGCGTGGATATAAGAGGGCGTGACAATGAGCGAAGCTACCGAGAACCCGGAAGTCGAGAACGAGAACGACGAGCTCGAGATCGAAGTCGTAGATGATGTGCCCGAGGATCAGAAACCTCGCCGCGCCGAAGATGCGAAGCCAAACGTCCCCGAGGACGATGAGATCGAGAACTACAGCGAGTCGGTGCAGAAACGCATCAAGCAGCTGAAGTTCGAGTTCCATGAGGCTGAACGTCAGAAAGCAGCGGCCGCGCGTGAGCGTGAGGAGGCCGTCAAGTATGCGCAGCAGGTGCTGGAGCAGAACCGCAAACTGCAGGAGCAGCTTCAGAAAGGGCAAAGCGCCGTCGTGGAGCAGGCCAAAGGCCGTCTGGAGGTAGAGGTCGCCTCCGCCCGCGCAGCGTATAAGGCCGCCTATGAGGCCGGCGATGCGGATGCGCTAGCGGATGCGCAAGAAAAACTCATCGATTTGCGCGGCCGCATGATGCAGCTCCAGACTTACCGGCCGCCTCAGCCGGAGCGGGTGGCGGATGTGCGCACGCCGCAACCACAACCCCAACAACCGCAAGTTCAGCTGTCTCCTCGGCAGCGTGACTGGCTAAGTAAAAATGACTGGTATGGTAAAGACGGTCGGATGACGGGTTTCGCTCTTGGCGTGCATGAAGAGTTGATGCAACGCGGCGTTGATCCAGACAGTGAAAAGTATTATAGTGAAGTAGACGCCGCTATGCGGCAGCACTTCGCTGATAGGTTTTCTGACGGAGAGAGTGAGGTAAGCGCTCCTGTTAAGAAAGCGGCTCCCGTGGTAGCCCCGGCGGCGAGAAACGCCAAAACGCCACGCAAGGTCCAGCTTACCGCAACACAAGACGCCCTCCGCAAACGGCTGGGTCTCACGAGAGAGCAGTACGTAGCGCAACTTTTGAAGGAAGCACGCAATGGTTAACCGCACACCCCGCACCCTTGAGACGCGCGAACAGTCCACGCGTAAACGCACTTGGACTCGTCCGTCTGCGTTGCCGACTCCCGAACCCCGTGACGGTATGAAGTTCCGGTGGATTCGCACCTCGACCCTTGGCAACTCGGACAATCCTAACGTCTCGGCTCGCTTCCGCGAGGGGTACACGCCGGTCAAAGCCGCTGACCACCCTGAACTTCAAGTTATCTCAGACCTCGATTCGCGGTTTAAGGATAACATCGAAGTGGGTGGGTTGCTTCTATGTTCGATTCCGGCGGAGCTTGCCGATGATCGCATCGCCGCGCAGCTTGATAGCGCATCGGCCCAGATCGAGGCAGTTGACAACAACTACCTGCGGCAATCCGACCCCCGTATGCCCGTTCTAAGACCAGAGCGGAATACGCGACTTTCGTTTGGATCGGAGTAATCCGATCTGAGTAACCCCTGTCTTGGAGAAGTGTCATGGCTACCACTGCCACTCCCTATGGCCTTCGTCCCGTGAAGCGGGCTGACGGCCTCCCCTATGCTGGGGCCACGTCCCAGTATCTCATCGACCCGGCTGGAGAGGGTACGAACCTCTTCTACGGTCAAGTCGTCCACATTGGCGCTGATGGTTACATCGCTCTCAGCACCGCAACTGGCGCCGACGGCACCACGAATGCTCTTCCGACCGGTACGAACCTTACCGGCTCGATTGGTGTGTTCGTTGGTTGCGAATACGTCAACGCTCAAGGTCAGGTCATCCACTCGCAGTACTACCCCTCGGGTTATGTTGCGCCGACCGGTACCTCGATCAAAGCGTATGTCGTCGACGATCCCAACGTTCTCTTCCAAGCTCAGCTGGACGGCGGTATCGACCAGTCTGACATCGGGGCGAACACCTTCTTTGCCGCTGCTCAGAGCACCTCGACCGGGTCGACCGCGACGGGTAACTCGACTTCGGCTCTGGAGTCCACCACCGTTACCACCACGGCGGCTTTCCGTATCGTGGCGGCGGTTTCGCCGATCAGCGACGCCTATCCGGACGTTCTGGTCAAGTTCAACCCCGGCTATCACAGCCTGACCAACGCTGTTGGCCTGTAAAGGAGGGCTGAAATATGGCTATCTCTCGCGCCCAGCTCCTTAAGGAGCTTCTGCCGGGTCTCAACGCGCTGTTCGGTATGGAGTACGAAAAGTACGAAAACGAGCACGCTGAGATTTACGAAACCGAAACCTCCGAACGTTCGTTCGAGGAAGAGGTCAAACTTTCGGGCTTCGGCGCTGCGCCGGTAAAAGCTGAAGGTTCGGCTATCTCCTACGACAACGCACAAGAGGCGTTCACCGCTCGGTATACGCACGAGACGGTCGCTATGGGTTTCTCCATCACTGAAGAAGCGATGGAAGACAACCTGTATGACTCGCTCTCGGCGCGCTATACCAAAGCACTCGCTCGCGCTATGGCGTACACCAAGCAGGTCAAGGCAGCGTCGCTGCTCAACACCGGGTTTGATGTATTCCGTGCGGGTGACGGCGCCTTCCTGTTCTCGGCCTCGCACCCGACTGTGGCCGGTAGCAACAACCGCAACAAGCCGTCGGTTGATGCGGACCTCAACGAGACCTCGCTCGAGCAGGCTGTGATTGATATCGCTGCCTACGTTGATGAGCGTGGCCTGCTGATTGCGGCTCGTCCGCGCAAGCTGATCGTTCCCCCGGCGCTGATGTTCGTAGCCACCCGTCTGCTGCAGACGGAGCTGCGCGTTGGCACCGCCGACAACGATCTGAACGCGCTCAAGTCGAACGGTTCGATCCCCGAAGGCTACCGGGTCAACCACTACCTGACGGACAATGACGCGTGGTTCCTGACCACCGACATTCCGAACGGCATGAAGCACTTCGTGCGCACGCCGATGACGACGTCAATGGATGGTGATTTTGACACCGGCAACGTTCGCTACAAGGCCCGTGAACGTTACTCATTTGGCGTAAGCGACCCGCTGGCGATCTACGGCTCGCCCGGCGCCTAATAAAAACAAGGACTTAGGTCTGGTTAAGCCCCGCTTCGGCGGGGCTTTTCTTTTATGTTGACGTGAGGTCCTAATCGGATATATTACCCGTATCAAATACGGGAGCCACACATGAACTATCCAAAAACCCGCAAGGAAGCCAAGGCGCTTGGCATAGCGCACTATTTTACTGGAAAACCCTGCGTGCGAGGCCACATAGCGCTACGAAAAACCAAAGGCGCGTGCGTGGAGTGCATCAAGGAGGATTGGGCAAAAGACAACGAGCGCCGTAAGTTGCTACCAAAGAGTGAGGCCGCAAAAGCGGCCGGGCGGCGGTACTACGAGCGTAACAAAGAGTTAGTTTTAGCTAAGGCTAGTAACCAACCGCCAGAGCAGCGCCGCGCGGCGCGCAGGGCGTGGAAAGAACGCAATCCGGAGGCTGTGCAGGCATCCGCAAACGCATGGAAGCGCCGAGCGCGCCATGCTATGCCAAAGTGGCTCACCGCTGCCCATAAGGCGCAGATTCGTGCCATGTACCTCGCAGCGCGACGGTTAACTAAAGAAACCGGAGTCAAGCATGTTGTAGATCACATAGTCCCGCTGCGTTCCGAGCTTGTTTGCGGGCTTCATGTTCCATGGAATCTGCAAATTTTGACTCACGAGGCCAATTGCGCGAAGGGCAATAGACTGGCATGAAGCCCTTTCATTTTGCCCGTCGCAGTGGTAGGATGCGTTAGTTCCTGACGGCATGATGCCGACACTAGCCAAGACAGGAGACTCCAATGGCTAACACGACGTTCACCGGGCCGGTACGCTCGGAAAACGGTTTTGAAGTTGTTACGAAGAACACTTCGACCGGCGCATACACCACTAGCCTTGATATCGGCTCGGACGGCGCGATTGATCTCACCTACTCCAGCGCATCGACGAACGGATCGACCAGCGTCGAGCCTATCGTGATGAACAGCACCATGACCGGCGCTGGCGGCGTTGGCGGCCGTGCAAAGTTCAAACTTGAGACGAACGTTGCCCTTGGTGGCTGGTCGAACGCGCTCAAGGGCGAGGTGGTCTATGGCGCTTCGGGCAGCACCACGGGTCTTGGCTCGGCGTTCGTTGCTGAGATGACCCTTTCGGCGGGCACCTCGGCGGGCACCTATGCTCCGCTTGAGATTGAACTGAACGCTCCAACGGGAGCTTCAACCGGCACTTTGACCTCGTTCATCCACATCTCCACGCAAGGCGCCGGTGTTGCAGCGGTTGACGACAATGCCCGACTCTTCAACCTTGCTGGTGTAACGGCTAGCACCGGGCATCTGTTCCAGACAGGTAACACCGCTCCGGCAACCGTGGGTGGCACACTGAAATGTCGTGTTGCAGGGACAGACTACTATCTGATTCTGTACACCAGTGAAGCAACTACCACCTAATGTCGTTGACGAAGGAAAAACTGCTGGAGTTCCGTGAAGACGCTTTGCAACAGCGGCAGAAGTATCTTGACGGGCTCCAGCAGGCGATTGGTGCGATTGCGATGTTGGATTTCTTGATCGAACAGGCGCAGAAAGAGGAAGATGCCGATGGATAGTTTGGCACAGATTCGTTTCGTCAGCCGCCGAGAGTCCGGCTTTGCGCTCCTTGGCCCTCACAGGTTGAAGGAACTTTCTCTTGTGGGGACGGCCAGCGCGGGCAAGCTGACGATTTACGACACGGATACCGCGCCTGTCGCGGCAACGTATGGCCAATCGGGAACCACCGTAACAGTTGCTAAGGTTGGCCACGGCCTGTCAACTGGAGACGTTGTAGGGATTTGCTTTGCCTCCGGCACGGGCGGCACGGCAACATCTGGCAACTACCCGATCACGGTGACTGGGGCCGACGCTTTCACCATCACCATGATAAACTCGGTTACGATTACCGCAGATCCCGCGTGCAACTACGTTGCAAACAGCGGGTCAGGTCAGCCCAACCCCAAGCGCTGGCTGATGTGCAAAAACATCTCGGCTTCAGATGTGTTTGCGAACGTGTATCACATCCCCAACAGTGGCTTCGCGACAAGGCTTGGGACATATTTCCTGATGACCAACCTGTCTGAAGCGGATGTTTTCTACGAGTAGGTCTGGCCATGACAATGCGCGATCAACTGCATGATGCTAGTGAGTCCTCTTTGGTTGTGTGGTTGGTCGGCGCGGTTGTCGGCGCGTTCTGGTGGGTGGTGCGGACGCTGCTGACTAACAAAGGCCGCATCGACGCGATAGAAAAGAAGACGGACGAAATCCACACCGATGTCCGCGAGATCCGAAACGTGCTAATGCAAAACCGCAGTAGCTGATATTATTTCGTTACCTTTGCGGTCTATGAGGGCTATATGCGAAAGTATTCACAGAGAAGCCTGAAGAGCCTGCAAGGCATTCATCCCGACCTGCGCCGTGTCATTGACCGCGCGTTGCAGGAGTCTCCTCTCGATTTCATTGTAATTGAGGGTTTGCGGACGCGGACTCGGCAGAGCGAGCTTGTTGCGTCCGGTGCTTCTAAGACAATGAACAGCAGGCACCTGACTGGGCATGCGGTAGACCTTCTCCCTATCGGCATGAATGGCCCCGCGTTTGACTGGCCGCTTTACGACATGCTTGGCCCGGCGGTGAAGAACGCCGCACGGAAGGAAGGCGTGGCGCTGGTATGGGGCGGCGACTGGAAATCGTTCCGTGACGGGCCGCACTTCGAGCTGGATCGGGATGCCTACCCCGATACTTCGTGGGTGACGGACGAAGTTGCTCCTGAACAGCGCACCAAGGTCACCGAGTCGAAGACAGTGCAGGCGTCTGCTGTGCAGATTGTTTCGGGCGTGGGGAGCGGGATTGGTGCGGTTGCTACGCTCGATGGCTACGCTCAGCTGGCGGCACTCGCCTTCGTAGCGGTCATCGTTGTGACCGGCATGTTCATCATGCGCGAGCGTATCCGCGCGTGGGCGGGTGGCTGGAGATGATTAGCCGCCTGCAAATATGGTTTGCGGCTTCGGCCGCCTTCCTTGCCGCCTTCGTGGCGGCATATTTCCGTGGGCGCGCACACGGCGCCGACGCAGAACAATCTCGGCAAACGGAGCGTGCGGTTGACGCCATGCGCACCCGTCAGGAGGTGGAAGATGAAGTTGCCAAAGCTGGCGATGATCGTGTGCGCGATATGCTCGATGAGTGGATGCGCGACAATCCAAAGAGATAGTTGTGACTGGGCAAAGCCCATACGGCCTAGCGTGGAAGACCATCTGACCGATGGCACCGCGCGTCAAATCCTTGAGCATAACTTGGTTGGCCAAGCTGTCTGTGGATGGAGGTCCTGATGGCTGCGAATAAGGGCTACAGCGCCAAGGATTATTGGGAGGCGTATCAGCGGCTTGGGTCAGCAAACAAGGTGGCCCAAGAGATGGGCGTGGTGAAATCGACAGTCCAAGAGGCGATCAAACGGTACCAACGCGATCCGGCCATGGCCAAAGCAGCACAAGCCGTGGGCACCAACCTTGAGCCCGTTATGGCATGGCTCAAGACAAAGCACGATGAAACCGGAGCCGCCGTCTCAGTCCTGCTCAAGCCGCCCTCTGAAGATCGCAACTTCCTCGAAGAAATGCGCGAAATCTTTGATGGCCTCAAACCAGCAGAGCCTATCACGCCACCCGAACAAGTGTTAGAAGACCTCTGCACAGTCTACCCACTCATGGACGTGCACCTTGGGATGCTGGCCGACCCAGAAGAAACCGGCGCCTCAGCCTACAACACCAAGCGCGCTGTTGAAGACCTTAAAAAAGCGTTTTCAAAAATCCTCGCCCTGACACCAAATAGCGCTGAAGCCGTGCTCATCGTCGGAGGTGATTTTTTCCATGGGAACGACCACACAAACCAAACCCAGAAGAGCCGAAACGCCCTTGATGTTGACGGTCGTCATTGGAAGGTCGTGGATGCAGGCATTGTCATTATTGCGCAAATCGCCGAGACCCTCGCATCTCGGCACAAACAGCTGACCGTCAAAGTCCTGCGCGGTAATCACGACCCCGAGTCACATATGATTCTAACCTTTGCGCTAGCCGAGCGCTACCGAGACATTCCCCACATACAGATCGACAAGTCGCCCATGGACCTGTTTATGAAGCAGTGGGGCAAGTGTCTCATAGCAGCCCACCATGGCGATAGGGCACCCCCCGAGCGGCTCTCGCTCTACCTTAGTGATGTTTGCCCTTTCTGGTCAGAGACGCGCCACAGACATGTTTTGACCGGGCATGTGCATAAAGATCAGGCTAAGGACGTTGGCCCGATCCGGTGGGAGAGCCTCTACGCCTTTGCTCCGCCTGACGCGTTTGCCGCAGGGTCAAAATACAGCGGGCGCAGAGCCCTGCAGGCCATGACATTCCACAAGAAAGATGGTAGAGTTCTCGTCGCATCTGATCCGGTGGAGTAGGGAG